TAATCTGGCTCATGCTCTTAGTCCTGTAGTCTTGGGATATGCCCGTGGTTAGCGGGCTTTTTTATTTAGATTTCAATGCCAAGCTGAGTAGCGTAGGCCTTGCCAAGGGTAGTGAAGAACAGCCAAGCATTACCTTCTTCAATTTCGGTTCTTACGAGGCCGGCCTTCTTGAGTTGAGTCAGGTTGCCCTTGTCTGCAGGAGCATCACCTACATTGCCACCAACCAAAGGATTGCCGCCCCAATTTCCCGCATCTTCTGCATAGGCAATGAACAAGGACTTGCTGGCTTCAGTGATATTCGGGAGATTTATCATTTCGTATTCCTTTTTGCTGTGGCCGATTCGATGAGTTAATCGTCTCACGGTAATTATACCCAAGTAAAGCTAGATTTACCGTGATACGGATAAAGCCGACGAACGGTAGGATGATATTGCTCAAAATCGCGGAAAGGCGCATCATTACTAGGCTTCACTGATTATAGGAGGAAGCTATGGCAAGCCTTGAAAACCATAGATGGGAACTATTCTGTCAGTATCACGCTAAGGGCGAGATGGCTGCTCGCGCTGCAAAGATGGCTGGCTTTACTGAAAGATCGTCTGAGGCGACTGCCAGCCGGCTATTAAGGAACCATAAGATCGCCGCTCGCATGGATGAACTGCGCGCAGAACAGCTTTCAAGCCACACTGAGGCCACAAAAAAGATCATCGAGGACGTGATGGTCGATAAAGCCTACGTCATGCGTTCTCTCAAGAGCGTGGCTGAGCGATGTATGCAGACTGAGCCTATCCTGGACAAGGATGGCGGCGTGGTCTTTGTCGAGACACCGGATGGCTTAATGGCACCAGCGTACTCCTTCGATTCGCGTGGGGCTGTAGCTGCCTTGGTTCCGCTGGGTAAGGAGCTTGGGATGTTCGTGGATCGCAAGGAAGTCCTGCACGGCAAACTGGAAGATATGTCTGAGCATCAACTAGATGCCATTATCAACCAATTAAGCACGGAGCTTGGCATCGCCAGGCCGACCAAGCATTGATGGCGCTGACAGTGCGATTGCGCGGGAGATTACCCTGATGAAATTAAACAACAGCACTGTCGGCGCCAAAAGTGTTACCGTACTACCCGAATTAGCGGCTATTCAGCCATTTTCAGTGAATCTTGTTGCAGGTGACTGCATTGCTGCCTGACTCGATTAAAGACCTGCCGCCAAAGACACAGCTAGCAATTGCCCTACGCGAGCGGGTAAAGCGCAGGCGAGAGAACAAGCTGGCCGCATACAGTCCTTACGACAAGCAGCTAGAGTTTCATGGCAGGGGTGCGACCGACCGCGAACGTTTGTTCATGGCTGGCAATCAACTTGGTAAAACATGGTCGGGTGCCTATGAAGCTGCATATCACGCTACGGGCCTTTATCCTGATTGGTGGAACGGCAGGCGATTCCCGTCCGCTAACGTGGGTTGGGCTTCTGGCGTTACTTCTGAGTCAGTCCGTGAGACAACGCAGCGACTCTTACTTGGTCGTCCTGGTGAGTTTGGCACGGGCACAATCCCCAAGCGGCTCATTATCGACATTAAAATGGCGCGTGGCGTGCCTGATGCCGTTGATAGCGTAACGGTACGCCACGTTAATGGCGACATTTCCCGCATTACCTTCAAGTCATACGAAAAGGGCCGCGAGAAGTGGCAGGGAGAGACACTGGATTGGGTTTGGTTCGATGAGGAGCCACCGCAAGCTATCTACACGGAAGGACTGACCCGCACGAATGCGACTGGCGGCATGGCCTTTATGACCTTCACGCCGCTGCTCGGTATGTCCGATGTAGTACGGCGCTTTATCGTGGACAAGCCAATCGGTACGTCTGTCACGGTAATGACGATTTATGACGTAGGGCATTACACCAAAGAAGAAGCCGATGCCATTGTCGCGACCTATCCGGCGCACGAGCGAGAAGCGCGGTCTAGCGGCACGCCTACACTTGGTTCCGGTCGAATCTTTCCGGTTAGCGAGGAACTAATCACTTGTGAGCCCTTTGAAATCCCAAAGCACTGGGTTCAAGTGGCTGGCATAGACTTTGGCTGGGATCATCCAACTGCTGCGGTCAGGCTGGCATGGGACAGAGACGACGATGTTATCTATGTCACGGCTTCATACCGGCTAAAGGCGGCAACACCAGCTATTCACTCTCTCACGCTCAAGCATTGGGGCGACTGGCTACCCTGGGCATGGCCTCACGATGGTCTGCAGCACGACAAGGGCAGCGGCGACCAACTTGCATCACTCTATGAGGCCAATGGCCTGGCCGTGCTCGCATCACGGGCAACCTTTGAGGATGGCAAGAGCAATGGCGTAGAAGCCGGACTAATGGAAATGCTGGACATGATGCAAGAAGGTAGGTTTCGCGTGTTCAGCAATCTAAATGATTGGTTTGAGGAGTTTAGGCTGTATCATCGAAAAGACGGCAAAGTGGTCAAGAAGGCAGACGACTTAATGGCAGCAACCCGATACGCCTACATGATGAGGCGTTTTGCCAAGTCAAAGCCTAGACCCGCAGGAGCCGCAAGGGCAGTACGCAAGGCAAGCTGGAAAACAATGTAGCACCACAACCCAAGAGGGAATCACCATGAGCATCGAGAAAACGACTGCCAAGGACGGCGGATCTACCGAATCAACATAACAGAGAACAATAAAATGACAGTCATGAGCATTGATGCAGAAGCATTCAGCGACATTCACGCAGCCAGCAAGCATAGGGGCGCACTGGACTTTATCGCAAACGGCTATTGGGGTAAGAGGCAGGAGAAGCTGCTAACACCAAAGGAATGCGAGCGTATAACGGAGAAGGCAGTTTTCGAGGCTGTCGGAAAGGCAAGGAAGGAGACTTATTGGCAGTCTCGCAGGGACTTGGATGAAGCTGAGGCCAGGCACATGGAAGCCATCAAGAAGATGGAGGCTGAGCATAGCAAAGAATCTGCAATCCTGATCGGGCGTGCAAGCGTAGCCCTTGCGCAAATAGAGGCTTACGACAATCCGCTCAATGATGAGGGCATTGCCTCAATCGCAGAGGCTTGCGCACGAATCCTATACGAGCATGACCGTGTAGCCATGCCTTCATACGGGCATAGCGACTTTAGAGGGCAGTTTTTAGCAGAGCGTTGCGGGTACATAAATATGGTTTCTGGCGTTTTGCATAATCCCAATGGCGGGCCAAGTGGGTCGCATCGGATATGGTCGGAAATGATGACCAAAATTGGCTGGTCTCGTGGCGAGGCGTACAGCTTCAAGGAGAAAGCAACGCCATTGCTAAAGAGCTTCAATATGCTATCGGATGCAGAGCGGTCAAGGTTCGCCATTTTCAGAGTGGCGGCAAAGGTAATGATTCAGCAGCTACAAAGGAGATAGCCCCATGACCGAAACAATCTTCACGCCACAATCAATGCGCACGGTGAACATAGCCAATACCACCATCATTGGCTTTGCCCGCAACATTGATGACGAGGACAGCCTTATCCTCCGCAATATCGGGGCAAGGCGAACAATCATCATTCCCTTTTCTAAGTATGGCGAGTTCGCGCTATCCCCTGAATCCATTGACGTTGCAGCCAGGCAGTACAGTTCTCACCTGTTCAAGACTTCCCTGACAAAAACAGAAGTGCATCATCTAATGGACTTCGTACTGAAGAATTACGACCTTGTGTTCAACTACAAGCCTGAAATTGAAGTGGCCATCAACAAGCTAATCGAGCGAGATCGGCTTGTCGTGACCATTGATGGCGAGAAAATGATTGATGCCAGCTGATTTTGACGTAAAGGTTATCCGCAAGTCTGACCCCATCGGCCAAGAAATTGACGACGACGATGACCTAGATACGCCTGAGCATGAAGAATCAGAGGGCGAGGGCTCTCTCGACTCCGAGAAAAGCATCGCCCTGCTGGCAAAGCTAAAGCAATGGCTGCAGCACGAACGTGACGTACAGCGTGACAATCGCGTACAGATGGCCATTGACGAGGATTATTACGACTCTATCCAATGGACAGAGGAAGAAATCGAGGTGCTTAACAGTCGTGGCCAGCGCCCTGTCGTTATCAACGAGATTGGGCCTGCCATTGACTGGATTCTGGGGACTGAGCGCAAGACTGCCGTAGATTGGCGCGTTCTGCCGCGAGGGCCAGAAGATCATGGTGGCTCTATGGCCATGACCAAGCTGTGTAAGTTCGTATCTGATGTAAACAAAGCCAAGCACTGTATGTCTGATGCCTTTTCCCGTGCGGTTAAGGCTGGATTGGGCTGGCTTGAGTGTGGCGCTCGCAATGACTGGGAAGATGACCCGCTATTTGTCCGCTCCGAGGACTGGCGCAATATCTGGCATGACTCCATGTTTCGTGAAGTGGATGCCCAGGATATGCGGTATCTGTTTCGCGCTCGCATTCTGGACTTCGATATTGCCTCAGCAATGTTTCCTGACCGCATCGAGTCACTTGAGCAGGTAGCGGCAGACGTTACCGCCATGCCATCGGCAGATGATGAGTATGAAGTGGGCCTAGGCTCCGGTTCCATTCGGCCAGGCGACACAGAAGTAGACGGGCAGAGAAAGGTGGTCCGAGTCTGGGAGTGCTGGTACAAGGAGCCAGGCACGGTCAAGATGCTGCGAGGTGGCCGGTATTCCGGTATGCAGTACGACGAAAGCAACCAGTCTCACGTTGACCAATTGGAAAAGGGACTGACAAGCACGTTCGATTCCATTCAGTTAGTGGTCAAATTCGCCTGCTTTGCTGACCGCGGCGACCTACTGCTATCGAAGCCTACCCCTTACCGACACAATCGAATCCCATTTATACCAGTGCAAGCCTATCGCTTTGCACGAGACGGTGCCTTCTATGGTGTTATCCGCCGCCAGCGAGATCCACAAGATGGCCTGAACAAGAGACGGTCTAAGTCTGACTTCTTGCTGTCAGTTAATCGCATCATCATGGAGAAGGGCGCGGTTGACGATGTTGATTACCTGAGAGACGAGGCGGCTAGACCTGATGCCGTCATTGAGAGGAATGAAGGTAAAGAATTACGGATGGAGAATAACCTGCAACTGGCAGGCGTTCACATTCAGATTGAGGAGCGAGACGCTGCTTATATCCGGCAGGTATCCGGCGTTACCGGCGAGAATCTAGGACTAAACACGAACGCTACTTCTGGGCGTGCCATCATTGCGCGGCAAGAGCAGGGCAACGTGGTTCTGGCTCCGCTGTACGACAACAAGATGCTTGCCTTTCAGATGATGGGCGAGATGATTATTTCCATGATCGGTCAGTTTTACACGGATGAGCGCGTTATCCGTATTGGTGTTGGCAAAGAAAAGGATGAGATGGAGTGGCTAGAGATTAACCGATGGCAGGAAGATGACGGCATATTCAAGAATGACATGACCGCTACTGCCGCTGACTTCATTGTTGCCACACAAGACTACCGCGAATCAATGCGTCAAGCCTTCTTTGAATCAATGATGGAGATGCTAGGCAAGTTCCCGCCTGACATTGCTATCCGTATGCTCGACCTTGTTGTCGGTATGTCTGATATTCCGAACAAAGACGAGTTCGTTGACCGAATCCGCGAGCTAGTCAATCCGCCAAAAGAAAGCGCACCACCGCCAGATCCGGTACGCGAAGCCCAGGCCAAGAAGATTCTGGCTGATGCAGGCTTGTCTGACGCAAAGACAAAGCGCGAGCGACTGATGACGATGAAGGAAGCACTGGAAAGCGCAAGCACATTGGCAGGGGCTCCGGCGCTTGCACGCATTGCCGATGATCTTATCCGTGAATTAGGCAACGAGGCAGAGGATGACGCGCAGATTGCGCTTGGCGAACAGCCTATTCCTGCTGAGCCTCCTATTCCGCAGGCATCACAAGGCGTACCCGAGCAGCAAATGACACCTGAGCAGCAGGCACAATCACAACTTGATGCGCAGCGCGGGCAAGTGCAAGAGCAGCAACAACAAACGATGACTCAAGAGGGAAATCCAAATGGATGATGAATTGAACGACCTGTCAGAGGCAGAAATTGCAGCTATGGCAGAAGTGCTGGAAGGCGAGGAGGAAGTAGTCACTGATAACGGTGACGATACAGACCTAGACCTGGACGACAATGATGCTGACGCTACTGATACCAGTATTAATCCTGATGCTGATGGATTGTCTGACAAAGAAACCCATGTAGATACTAAGCCTACAGAGCCGGCTGCAGTAGAGCCGGTAGTGGTCGAGGATAACTCTGCTGAGCTTGCCGATATTGAAGCGCAGAAGGCGCAGGCAGGCGAGGACTTCGACAACGGCGACATGACAAGCAAGGAATACCGTGCTGCCATTGCCGAACTAGAGAAGCGAGAGCGCGAAATTGAACGTGCTTCCCTCTTAGCAGAGGCCAGAGATCAGGCGGCGAAAGAGGCAGGCGACAAAGAATGGAAGCGAGTGCAGGGAGAGTTTTTCGCACGAGCAGAGAATAAGCGTTTCTCTGATGACGAAATCCTGCTTAGCGCACTGAACAACCAGGTTATTAAGCTGGCTCGTGGTGAGATGGCGAATGCAAGCGGGGAGGAGATACTGGCTGCAGCACGCAGCAGGGTGGCAAAGTCTTTTGGCATGGCTGAGGCAGTTAAGCCGGACAGTCGCCCGCAACGACCAAGCCGACCGCAGACGTTGCCTGATATTGGCGGGGCTCCTGCAGCTGCAGGCGAGCGACCACAAGACGGCAAGTTTGCACACTTGAATCGACTGACTGGCGAGGCACTTGAAAATGCTCTTGAAAGGATGAGCAAAGCCGAACTAGACGAGTGGGAGCGCTCATAACAATGGGCCTTCATCTGGATTTTGGGGTTGGTGACACAATCTGTATCGGTGATGCAGAGATTACCCTAACCCAGAAAATTGGCCGAAGGGCCAGGGTAGTGATAGAGGCTGACAATTCGATACCCATTACGCTCAAGAGTGGCGATGGGAAAGACAAGGTTTTCTCGGGTGGCCGAGAAAAAAAGCGCACGAGTGCTTAATTCAACTGAAATGAGGAACTACCAATGGGCATTACAGTAACAGGGGTCAATGATCCCAAGGCTGTGCGCAAATACTCGGCCTTTCTTGCAAATGATACGCCGAAAAAGTCTTACTTCACCTCGCGCTTTTCCGGCAAGGGTGCTGAATCTTCTACTCCGGTACAGATTCTCACGCAGCTAGAAAATGAAGCTGGCGACAAGATCACTTATGACTTGTCCCTGCAGATGGCGATGGAGCCGGTTGAGGGTGACGACATTCTCGAAGGCAACGAAGAAGATTTGAAGTTTGCCAGCGATGAAATCCTGATCGACCAGATGCGCTGTGGCGTGAACACTGGCGGCAAGATGAGCCGCAAGCGTACCGTGCATGACTACCGCAAGATTGCGCGCAAGCGTCAGTCCGAGTGGTGGGCGCGTTGCTTTGATGAGCTGCACTTTATGTATGGCTCCGGCGCTCGTGGTGTAAACGACGACTTCCTGTTCCGCTCAAGCTATGCCGGCTTTGCTGGTAATGCTTTCGCTGCTCCTGATGCCGACCATATCATCTACGGTAACTCAGCTGGCACTAAGGGCGCGATGATTGCCAGTGACGTAATGACCCTAGCATTGATCGACAAGGCTGTGGCCGTGTCGGAAATGATGGGCGGTGGCGTTGAACAGACTCCTGCTCTGCAGAAAATCATGGTGGATGGCGGCGAACATTACGTTCTCGTTATGAATCCGTGGCAGGCCCATGACCTTCGTACTGCTACCGGTGACGGCAAGTGGCTCGATATTCAGAAAGCTGCTGCTGCTGCAGAAGGCAAGTCTAGCGCCATCTTCAATGGCAACCTCGGCCTGTACAATGATGTAGTGCTGCATAAGCACAAGAACGTCATTCGCTTCAATGACTACGGTTCTGGCGCTGTTAAAGCTGCCCGTGCCTTGTTCATGGGCGCGCAGGCTATCGAAGTGGCCTACGGTTCAGCTAACGGCGAAACCCGTTACGGCTGGAATGAAGAAACCCGCGACAACGGAAATCAGGTTGTCATTACATCGTCCTGCATCCTTGGCTTGAAAAAGACTCGGTTCAACAACAAGGACTTTGGAATGATGGCGCTGGATACCGCTGCCAAAGATCCGCGCACCTAATAGGTACGACTGAGGCTTGTAATGAGCCTCACTCACCTAATCCATTGTTCTGGGAGTTTCAAAAATGGCTGCTTATAAAACCGCAAAGCTGACTCGCAATCAGCCTGCAAAAACAACTGCCCAAGTGGGTGTTGTTGCCGTTCGCGGCGAGTTTGACCTGTCTGCTGCTCTTGCGCTGAATGACACCATCGACATGGTAGAAGTACCTGCCGGTCATGTGCCGTTCGACGTAATTCTGGATGCTGACGACTTGGATACTGGCACTCCTACCATTACCCTGAGCGTAGGACTCCGTAAGGCAGATGGCACGACTGATGATCCGGTTACATTCATCACGGCATCGACTGTGGCGCAAGCTGCTGTCGGCATGGTGCGCATGACAAACAAGGCTGGCTTGCGCTGCGTGCCGGCTGCCGTGTCTCGTGCAGTGTATGTTACTGTGGCTGCTGCTCCTGCTACTGGCACCACCAGTGGCAAGATTGGCGTTACAGTGCTGTATCGTCCTGCTTAATAGCAGTTTGGTACACGGGGGGTTGGCATAACGCCTCCCCCTTTTTTCTTTTGATGAAGGTGATGATATGAAGATCGTCTGCAAGGTTATCCGTCCTGGCGGCTCACTCGTTGAAATGCCCGATGGCAAGAAATATAACTTCAAGCCTTCGCCGGATGATGAAGATTTGCATATTGCCGATGTGGCTGACAAAGCGCACCAAGCAATACTGCTTGCTATTCGTGAGGCTTATGTGCCACTCGACCAAATTAACGACCCTGTTCCTGATGAAGAACTGGCACCACTTCCAGAAGTGCAAGCCGTTGAGTCATGGAGCAACAAGAAAACGATGACCTACGCCAAAGAAGTGCTTGGCTTGAAGGTTCCAGAAGATAAGACCGCAATTCTCGCAATGGCAGAAGCGCATGGTCTTAAACTGGATGCTCGCAAGGGCGCATCGCCAATGCTTCGCGCATTGATTGCCCATATCGGCATTGAAGATGATGAATTGACTGAGGAATAAGCAATGCTGGCTGGAGAACTGCTCGATAACGTCCGAAAGCCACTGAATGACCCGTCAAAGATAACTTGGTCAGACCCAGACTTAATTGGGTTCCTGAACCAGGCATTGAAGATGTTGATGGGTATTCGCCCCGATGCTGTGTCAACGAATGCTGTACTGACACTATCGGAGGGCTCCGAGCAGACTCTCCCCGCTGGCGGGCTTCGCCTCCTTTCAGTTTTCTGCAATGTGAATGCGCTTGGCGCTCTTATCGGGCCGGCCATTCGCAATATCGACAAGCTATCACTTGATGACGTTATGGCCTCATGGATTACAGCTAATCCGAGGCCGTCCGTTCACGAATACTGGTACGACGAGCGCAATCCTCGTCTGTTCTGGACTAATCCAGTGGTCGCAGGCACCAAAATCAGGGCTTATTACTCCGTCTCTCCCGCTGAAATAACAAGCGTATCCGATGCTCTCCCTGTTGAGGACTCGCTTTCGTCTGCATTAGAGGAATGGATGTTGTACCTAGCGTGGCGCGGCGACGACGAAATATCGCCAACTGGCCAGCGTGCTGGATTCCATCGCTCTGCTTGCTTTGAATTGCTTGGCTATAAGGCAAGTGCGGATATGGCTAGCTCACCAAAGGTTTCGGGGAAATAAGCAATGCGCACCTATCGCCTGATTGAAGATTTGCTTCCAATGGTATTGCGTGACTGCCCGCAGGTGCCACGAGAGGTGGCCATGCACGAATTGCGGACAGCCTGCATTGCCTTCTGCCGTAAAACACGGTACTGGCGCGAGGACATTGTTCCGGTTATGACGCAAATGGATGCAACCATCCAAGAGTACGAGGTATTTAGCCTTGCTCCTGAGTGCGTTCCGATTGCCACACTATCGCTCCAGGCCGATGGCAGGCCGCTAGAGCCCGTATCCGAGGACGAACTAGACCGCTCCGAGTCTAATTGGCGCACAAAAGAAGGTCGGCCAAGTCAGTTTATCTCAACGTCTGCCGCATGGGTTCGCCCTATTCCCATTGCCACCACTGCAGTAGTGAAGCTGACCGGAAAGATTGCGGTTGCTCCTGCCCGTGATGGCAACTACATAATTGATGATTTGTTTGAGAGCTATGGCGATGCTATTTCCTCTCTTGCCAAAAACTCGCTGATGCTGATGCCTGGCAAGCCGTGGACGAATGCCGAAATGGCTGTATATCACTTGCAGGTAGCAGACTTCGCCTCGTCTGAGGCTACCGCTACAGCATCCCGCAACTTCTCTGCAGCCCCTAAGCGGCGCTGCAAAGCATTCTGGTACTGATAATGGCCGTTCTTTCGATACGCTTACCGCAACTAGGCCTTCCCGCTGTCGAAAATGCGACCGTTGTTCTGTGGGATCGAACGAATGACACAAAAGGTACTATCGTACCAAGTACGGCGACCTACGTTTTTACCAGTGTAGCCGGCACTGCCACTGCCACACTTGTTCCTGCTGAACTAGGGCAGGTCAATGAAGTACGCATAGTGATTCGTGGCGATGTAGTCTTTTCCGCCACATTCTTTATGCCTGGCGCTGACGCATTCCTTGATGAACTACCGATGAATGTAGAGGGCGACCCCTACGCTGGCGATGACAAGTTTGTCGCCGGATTATCGACGATGCAAAACGATGGCGGCGGCGCTGAGCTATTTACCGGCGTTGTTCTGTCGGTCGCTCACTTGCGAACACTGCTAGCCGGAAGCGGTATTTCCATTGCTACAGTTGGCGATGGCATCATCATTACGAATACAAGGGCAGATGGCGCAAAGGGCGACCAAGGCATTCAAGGCGCAGCAGGAACCAATGGCACCAATGGCACCAATGGTCAGTCGGCCTATGCTCTTGCTGTTGCCGGTGGTTTTGTTGGCAATGAAGCTGCATGGATAGACTCGCTTCGTGGCGCTCAAGGCATTCAGGGCGCGACAGGCAATACCGGCGCGGCTGGCCAGTCTGCATACGCTCTGGCTGTTGCGCTTGGCTTTGTCGGCAACCAAGCTCAATGGATTGCATCACTGAAAGGCGTAAAGGGCGATGTAGGCAATGACGGGCCTCGTGGATATTCGGCTTACGAGCTTGCGGTTCAGAATGGCTATGCTGGATCTGAGGCTTCTTGGATTGCATCGCTCAAGGGGGATGCGGGCGTTAATGGCGTTAATGGCATTGATGGCCGCTCAGCCTACGAGATTGCTGTCGCTGATGGGTTTCTTGGCTCTGAGCCTGAATGGCTTGCTACGCTAGTGGGAATATCAGGCGTAACTGCATGGGACATGACAAACCTGACGGTTACTTGCAATAAGCCGCTAAACATGGATGGCGCTACTGCCATATCAAATGGCTTTACTGGCATTCCGACCGTTTCAGAATTATTCACAAAAGCCGCCTATATTGTTCAATCCGGCCTTGGCGCTCCTGAATCCTACGCTGCACTGAGCGCAATCAAGTTAGCATCGCCCGTGCTGACCGGAACAAGAGTGGTCGAGTGGGCAATTACCAGTGACGCACTATCTGGCGGCGCTGCTACTACCGCTGTAAAGCTGAGCATTGGCCTAGTAAAAGCATCCGCTCTTGCGTCTGCCGTTGGCTTTATCGAGCTAAACTACAAAGAAGATGGCTCCGTAACGGCTGTTCTGACGACCGACCTTGGCTCTAGTTCTGCCGTTACCCTTGCGTCTGCACCATCACACATATCACTAGCGTTCAATGCCGGTACTATTGCTGTTCGCGTTGATAACGTGGCGCAAGCATTCTCTGCCAGCACATACACTCCGACTGCTGACGCAACGCTTATTACTCAATTCGTAGAGCCTGCCTCTGTTACCGGCTTCGCATTCGGCAAGGCGTTTAGCGCAAAGCAATTAACTGCTGCCAGCGACTTCACGGACACCCACGCTGCAGGCGCTGCCGACCTTTGCGGGCATATCATTGGTGATGCCGGCCTGCCTTCTGGGCCCAATAGCGTGATTATCGTTAGCACAGCCGGCAACTACAGGACGCAGACCTATACGGATGGCGATATTCTTGTCGTTCATGCCGATGGCGTTAATGTATCAAAGACCGGAAATGCACTGAGCGTCTACACGGAAGGCGTAGTAGATGGCGGCACACAGCCAACGACACTTGTAATTGATCTTGGCGCTGCTGCGCTTACCCATGCAATCCTATCCGGCAATGCGGCGATCAGCTTTACCGGCGCTGTTGCCGGAAAGGTTTACTCCCATACGCTTGAAATAAAGCAAGATGGCATTGGCTCAAGGATTCCGACATGGACTGGCGTAAAGTGGTGGGGCGGCACTGCTCCCGTATTATCGACCGCTGCAAATGCAATCGACGTTCTTACCTTCTACACGCGAGACGGTGGATCGACAATAATTGGTGGGCTCGCCATAAAGGGTGCGGCCTAATGCTTGGCATTAAGGTGATGAGGCTTGTTCGCAAGCCAGAAAAGATGTGCAAGTACCCATTAAATGCGGCGCTGATTGATTTTACTGCATCAGGATACTTTCTAGTCGATGGCATTGCCGACATGAGCAACGATAACCAGACGGCATCGAGATCATTTCCTGCTGACGCATCCCCTGCAAAGGAATATAAATACATCTTTGGCACTCCGATGCAAAGATATGGGGAGACATTCCCATTTCATCCAGGCGCAGCTTTTGATGCCAGAATAGAGTCGTCCGACTTTAGCGGGTCAGTGGAATTACACTTAATATCAAAGGCATCTAACCAGCAAAAGGTCGGGTTTTATATTTCAATATCCCCTACTGCCTATAGAGTAGTGGTATTCGTAAATGACTCTCAGAAGTCTGATATTTACGTTCCGATGGGGCCGTTGCTTATAACAATGGCTTACGAGCCAGGACTCAACAGTATATTCAAGATAAATGGTGCGGCTCAATCAATATCAGGGTACAGCTTCGACAATACTGACTGCTACCTTGCCGGAAAGATAACCAGAGGCACTACTGCAGCAGGAGACTGCAGCGCATCGCTTACGCTGAATGTTGATGTAACCGATATGGCTCCGTACCTAGGGCTTAGCACTGTATGCGGAAACCCACTTTAGCCCTGACAATGAAATACCTGACACAATGGCGTGAACAAATAGGCTGATAACTGATATGCGCATTCTTCTCTCACAATTTGGCGGCATCTTCCCAAGGTACTCGCCAGAGAAGCTGCCAGAATTAGCCGCTCAAATTGCGCAGAATACAGACCTGCACACGGGAAACATTACGCCATTCAAGCAGGCCGGAACCCCTGTCGCGCTTACGACTACAAAGCCAATTCTTCAAACTGCCTATCTTTGGCGAGTCAATAACACTGAGTATTGGTTTCGATTCCAGCATGAAGTAGAGCTTGCCCGCTCGCCTATCGCTGATGATGAGAATAAGCGGATCTACTGGACTGGCGACAATCGCATGATTGACGCTAATGGCCTTGCCTACCCACAAATGAGCTATACGCCTCTCGCTTATACTGGTGGCACTGACTACCCAATAAACAGCTACCGCCTTGGCGTGCCTATCCCATCCATGCCGGTGAGCATTACGCCTTCTGGCGCTACGCTTGAGCCTGAACTTGCAGAGTTTCGCTCTTACGTCCGTACCTATGTAACTGATCTTGGGGAAGAAGGCCCGCCATGCGAGCCATCACCACAATTATCTGTTGGTCCTGGTCAGTCTGTCGTTATCACTGAGCTTGGCCTTAGCGCGGGCGATGGCACTGCTCGCAATATCACAAAGCAACGCATCTACCGCACCAGCACGGGCAATTACGGGGCTGCATTTCAGTTTGTGGCCGAACTTGCTATTGCTGATTCCACCTATACCGACTCAAAAAACAGTGATGAGCTTGTCGAGATCATGCCATCTACTGATTGGCTTGAGCCGCCTGTAGGATTGCGCGGCCTTCGATTGATGGCAAATGGCGTGATGATTGGCTTTGTCGGCAATGAAATATGCTTCTCTGAGCCGTACCTTCCTCACGCATGGCCGCCGCGGTACCGGCTGACGGTTGATTACCCCATTGTGTCGCTTGGTAGCTATGACACAACCATTGTTGTGGCTACCCAGGGCAGACCATTCATTATCACTGGCTCTCATCCTGAAAGCATGAGCCAGCGCGAGCTAGACCTGATTGAGCCGTGCGTATCTATGCGCTCGATGGTAAGCATGGGGCATGGCGTTGTTTATGCTTCAAGCAATGGGCTCGTCTACGTTACCGGCGCTGGCGCAAGACTTATCACTGAGGGCATTGTTACCCGAAACGAATGGGTAGCGTTCAATCCTGACACCATACGGGCTTGCGAGTACCGCCAGCAGTACATGGCGTACTATGGCGATGATGCCGGCACTGGCGGTGGCTTCTTTATGAATCCGCTGGCACCAAATACCGGCATCATTCAGCTTGAAGGCAATGCAAGGGCTGTGCATCGTGACCCGCTGAATGAGGATCTTTACCTTCTGGACTGGTCAAAAAACATTGCCAAGTTTGAAGGCGGAGCAAGCCCATTGCAGGCTGTCTGGCGCAGCAGGGTGATTGAACTAGACCGTCCTTCCAGCTTCACGGCATTGCGAGTGGAAACAGTGAGGCCGGAAACGACCGAGATTCGCATTTACTCTGATGATGTGCTTCATTCAACGACCGTCATAACTGACAATAAGCCGGTTCGGCTTCCTCGTATGGGCCGCTCCCGCAGAATTGAGATTGAGGTACGGACTACGGGCGATATTCGTTCTGTTGCCATAGCCGAATCCGTATCGGAGCTATGACATGGCTAATGATGAAACAAAGACACCATCACTTCCTAATCCTGCATCTGACCCAGAGGGCTTCATGCGGGCAGTGCACGAGACCATGGGCGTGCGTGAGGGTATTCGCGGCAATGCGCTAGACCGCGGCGTTACCTTTCGTGACCTTGTTGATGCTGGCCTTGCTGCTCCTAATCGCTCGTTTCAGGGAAAGGGCCGTGTTCCAGCATCCAGCCTGATAAGCCCGAATGGTTCAGGCACTCAAGCTGTCGGCACGGGCGTTAAGCCTACAGTCATTACCCCGCCAAAGCCTACGGGCGTTTCTACTGTCGGCACATTCTCTAACGTGCTGATTACATGGGACGATCCGCCATACGCAAATCACGACAAGACTGAGGTGTTGCGGGCAGACATAAATGATTATGGCGCTGCATCCGTCATTGGATCGTCCGTTGGCGGGCAGTACGCCGATTCTGTTGGCGCATTTTCAGAAAAGTATTATTGGGTTCGGTTTGTTGCATCGAGCGGCGTTAAAGGCCCGCCTTCTGCAGGGCAGCTAGGCAAGACTGCTCTTGACCCTGAGTATATCAAGGCATCGCTTCTGGCTACTCCGTGGGAGCCAGGCAAGCACTACAGTCTATTTCAGTACGTTATCCCTACTGTTCCGAATGGGATGATGTACAGGGTATCCGTCGAAGGCATAAGTGGCGCTACTGAGCCGACATGGCCGGTTGGCGCTGGCCAGAATGTCACAGACGGCGCTGTCACTTGGACTGCCGCGACACAAGATGAGCGCGTCCCGTTCCTGATTGGCACTGTTAATGGCCAGCCTGCCGTTGTTATGGATACCGCCTACATTGGCGATGCAACAATTGGCGTGGCCAAGATCAAGGATGCCTTCCTCGATAACCTGACAGTCATTCACGGTACGCTGAATTACGCTCGCATAGAGAAGAGTAATATCTTTGAACTTGCCATTGATGGCGTTCTTCGTAGCGGCACGTTCTCGCCTGGCGGCAATACCGGATTCATTCTGAGGAATGCGCCCCCGTTCGATCCGCTACTTCCCTATGCCCGCCAGTATGTAGCTGAGTTTTACGGCGACACATTCTTTTCGGGGGATGTTTACGGCGCGAGAATCATGGGCGGCATCGTTGTCGCTGGCCGGTTTGGCGTTCCTTCTGACGCAGACAATGGCTCTTACGAGTACATTTGCTACAGCGAGGTGGTGAGCAGTCAGATTACTTCGTCCCGCCTAGACTCATACGGGAACAGACCGGCGATCATTCTCAAGCAAGGCGCTTCATGGGAGTCAAACCTATTTGCAAGGAGCGAATGCTACGGCGCTCCTCTTGGCGGAAGTACGAATACGCAGATTCTTCCGTTTGCCGGACTTGATGGATCTGCAGGGCCGCACGAATTTATTGGGTTTGCTGGATTCATACGCCCAAAAATAACAGACGGCACTGATGTAGCGCAGTTTATTCTGAATGATGTTCCGTCGATAAAGTTTGTTAAGTCAAAAATACGAACAAATCCGCTCGATATAATTGCGCTTAATGCCAATGACCGCCTGAACTACAAGCGGTATCGGCACAAGGCGGTATCGGCACAAGTCACAATGACAAGGGATAGTGACCTAGGGCTTCCGTTTGGGGCATACCTTTCAGACAATTTCGTAGCCACAATGACCTGCATGGTGTTCACGGTCTATGCTGGCGCGTCGAATGTTGTGGTTTCACGAAAAAGACTGACGGTACTTAATTCGTCAATTTCTCCTGGAAACCTATTCTCTTACCCTGGGAGCACCAGCGATGGCCTAATCACGGTAACCAACCTAGGTGGCAATAACTTCTCCGGCGTAATTAGCGGCGGTGGAATGAGTGGGACGCTTAACTTCAAGAAAATAGACCAGACTGCACTAATAGCAAAGATGATATGCAAGCAGGGAAGCGTCATAAATCTAGCCTTCAATTATATGAATGCTGTTTCTGAGGGGCTGTCGCTAGAGATTTCACTGGAATCAATAGTGTCGCCAGGCTTCATCACTGATAACGTGCCAAATGGAATGGATATTGGCTTTGCCTTCTCATCAACGATGGATAATCGGGTATGAGGCACTTTCTCGGATACTGCCTTGAGACCGGAGTCGTCTCGTCTGGCTTTGTGGATGCCTTTTGCTCAGTGCCTTCTATTCCTACTGGCACAGGCCTATGGTGCGCTGCCTCTCCGCATGAATGGGAATACGGCTGCAAGATAGAGAATGACCGACTGGTATTGTCCGACATTCAGCAAAGGCAAGACCCTTGTAAGTCCGAGCTATCGCTCGATGAGTGCATGATGAATGCAGGGCTGTATCAGTCTGCGAGGCGTGATGCCTATGACCCATTGCCCGAGCAGCTAGACAGAATAACCAAGGCGCTAGCGGCGCTCCGAGAGGCCGGTATTGATATTGGCCATGATGGCGACGAGCAGGTGAATCACTGCCATAACGTAAAGAATCGCTTTCCCAAGCCGCTATCCTGACAAATAGGCCAGTGGCAAGGTATGGCGATGGAGAATGTTGAATGACTATCCGGCAGACGTTTGATGCAGTCGCTATCAATGCAATCCTGAATGACCCGCAGGTGTTGCAAGGCATAACTGACGCTGAAAGCATTGACGTTACCGACCTGATAGTCAGTGGCCGAGCCTTTGCTGTAATGGCAACCGAGGGCGATAGAGTGGACGGGTGTTATCTGTTCGTTCAGTCTGGCGAAAGGGCGGTGGAGATACACTCAAACCTTCTGCCACATTCTCGTGGAAGGCATGGAATTGACCATACTGCCGATGCAATCGAGTGGGCCTTTGCCAATACCGATGCAGAATTGATGTTTACGCAGGCCGGTACTGAGAAGGTTAGCCGGTATGCGCAGTATTTTGGATTCAAAGAGGTGGGCCTAGCGCCAAGCAAGCCATATCCGAAGAGCTGCAGGCTGTTGAGGCTTTCAATTCTGGACTGGATTGATAGCACAATGGCAAGAGAAGTATTTGAGCATGATGGCCTTGCGTTTAGCCTGGCTGTCGATGGATTCCGGCAAGAGCCTTGTTTTACGGCAGAAGATGCGCTTCAAGCGGCCTATACCGGCTTCCTTGTGCGAATGATTAGGCATTATTGCCTAACTGGCATCGTTAAATCTGCTCGCATCTACAAAGAATGGGCTACCCAGGCCGGCATCCTGCCGATTGAGGTAATTTTAGTTTCGCGTGATGAGGCGCTGGTGGATGTTGGCGACATGGTTGTCGTCCTTTCTGCCAATGATGCTCGTCGAATCTAGTGGGGTAGTGTATGCCGGTCGCAGCGGTAAGTTTAGGCATGGGTGTACTGTCCTTTGGGGCAGGTAGAAGCGATGCAAAGAAGGCCCGTGAACTGCAG